GCTGGCGGGCGCGAGTGAGTTCTTCCTGCTTCGCGCAAACGGCCTCTTGGGGACTCAGCATCGTGTTACGAAGTTTTTCAGCTTCGTGAGGATTTATACCCATCTCTTGAAGAAGGGCTTCCTGACCCACAATTTCTAGTTGATCTGTTGGTTGGTGAATCTCCATGTTTTTCTCCTCAAAAATACGATTTCGAGAGGGGTGGAGGAGGCACCCCTCTCTACTCTCGATTTCGGTTTAGGACCGACAACCCGCAGACGTATCAGGTCCGCGAACTCGGGAAAATTTTATTCCACATTCCGGTGGAGCAAGGATGATATCTCTTTATAGTCAGAGACTTGACTTAGGCTACTGCCGTTTCCGACAAGATACGACGGAAAGGCAGGAACGTTCCGGCTGCGGCGGGACGTGGCGTTACAACGAACTTAAAGTTGTAAGACACGGCTCCACCAATCTGACCACCCGGGTCAAACGCGGAAGGAGCGAACGTATAGATGTTCGCCTTGAAGTTTGACTCGTCAGGCACGTCTTCAAAACCACCGAGAGCGATAGAGAACATCGTCTCATCAGCGGTAATGTACGTTGCCCATGAAGACTTACCAGATGACGGCAAGTTAGCAACCAACGGGACGTTGGTGCTCATCACGAAATCAACCCCAGCTACAGGGATAATTTCGTTATCTTCGGCGAGGCCAGCTTCAATCCACTTTTGTCCTTCACGGGTGAACTTTTCTGTGTCGAGAACGCCATTGAAGGTTAGATCATTGGCGAGGTCGGACAGAATGTACGGCAAATTTGTTACTGCCTTTTCAGGCAGGGCAAGTCATTTCTGCTTGTCTCCTACAGTTTCTATTCCTGTAGAGTTCAGACTATTGCATCGTCTATTTTGTAGACGCTTTCTCGCTTAGTCGTTCACGGTGTTACAATTCATCGGTACTTTTTAATATCTACCTATGTATTGTAACTTCCGCCTCGTTGCCATTTCAGGGTTCGAGTCAATCAGAGATAGTTTTACATGCACCTGTACAATGTTGATGCATGATTCCACGCATACGTCCACCAGCGAACGGGCGTCCGTTCTTTCCGCGAATGGTTGCTACTGCCGTGTTAATAACTGCACGGGTGACGTAGCTTCCATCAGGAACCTGCACGCTTGCGGTAGAATCGGTAGAAACAGCAGCATCAAAACCCTGCTGAATCAACGTATCCACAACAAGAGCGCCACGATAACCAAGCATTTCACTTAGTTGTTCGAGGGGCTTACCGATATCAACGGCCAACGCGAAGTCAGAAACGTTGATGTAATCAACGTACTGTCCAAGCACGTACTGAATGCTTGCTTCAGTCGGGGTGATAGGAGTACCCACAGTTCCTTCTGTCGCAGTCGGAGGTGCTGTGTCAACGGGAGACCCGCCGACATCAGACGCCGCTGCAGACACGTTCGCAGTGAACGGGCTCAGATTGTACGTATAGATTTGACCAGTTCGTCCAGCGTTCTTCGGAATCTGGCGTTCAGCGGTTAGACCCTGAAATCCAAGATGCGCGAAGAGGGCGCGGACGGCTAGGCGATCATAGTATACAGCCTGAGTTGAGGGGAGTGATGAGCCGATAACAAAAGATGCGGCAGAGTTACTGGGCATTCTTGTTACCTCTTATTTGGTACAAAATTGCCACGTCTTGGAAGACGGGCGGTATCACTGAACGATGTTAACTATCAACCTAAAGTTCTAATCAATCCGATTAGAATTGACCACGGGCTCGTCTTCGAGCGGCCATAGTCTCTCTATAACGCAGATTTAATTCTTCAGGAGAAAGTTTACGAAGTTCCGCTTCGGAGGGTTCTCTCGACTCAGTGCTTTCCTCCTGAGCATCCAGTTCAGTTGTTCCTGAACTAGAAAACCCGGGCACTAAGCCAGTAGTTCCCCTCTTCCGTACCTGCGGCGCTGGCGCAACCAGAGCAGGAGCCTCTGTGGATACAGGGGCTGGAGCCGGGGCTGCTACGGGAGTAGAATCCACTACTACCGGAGCGGGCGCTGATACAGACGGTACTAAAACTGGTGTTGCGGGAGAGGGGCGACGGTGAAGAATATCATCACCATCTGGACCCAACTCTTTGTATGCATACTCAAAATTACGGACGGTAAAAGGCAATCCCTTGTTAATCAAGAATCTTTCTAACGTGTCGGAATTTTCATCGTTAGCATAGAAATCCCGATTCGATTCACAAAAGATTAGGGCATTTTTGAGCGCCCAATCGGATACGAGAGAATCTTTTGCTTCTTGCGGTAGAGCGGAGAACGCTTCCTCGCTGAATCCTTCAGGAAGAATATACGTCTTGTCCACATCCGGTCCGCCAACTTTTTGCTGGCGAGTTACCTCACGCACGCGGAGAGTGGCGTTGGCTTTGCCGAGAAGCAGGTCTCGCAGCAAATCATTTTTGGTGCTGGCAATAAATCGCTCGGGACCTGCGCCATTCTTATAAGCGATGTCAGCAATCCACTTACCATCTTCTTGCCGAATCTCAGCCGTAAACTTATTGTTCTCGTATCTATCAACCTTGGGTTGATTATCCACTACCGGAACAGGAGTGGGCGCGGGAGAGACAGGTTCTACCCGCTGAGTAGGCGTCGAGCTTGTAGGAGCCGGAGCACTCACCACACCCACCGCCTCATTCTTTTTCACTTCCCGGGCAATCTCACTAGGAGCCTGCCCAGCTTCCAACATCTTTTTACGTGCGTCTTCAACAGATATTCCGTTATCACGGAATTTTAGCGTATCACCGACTCTACTCATGTTATTTTCCTTTTGCACTTAATCCCAAGTGCTTGGGTCTATTTTTTACGATTCAAGTACAGGTCTATCTGTTCCTGTGCTTCTTCGGGCAGAGAAGAAAATACCCTTTCTACTTCCTTCATGCCCTCCAACTTTGCTTGCAACCAGAGTAAACTGTTTGCTTCGTCCATACTGATTCTGTTTCTCTGTTCTTCTGCTTGGTCTATCAAACGTCTTACTTCTTTCTTGTAGTCCTCTATGCCCGCAGTTCGGGATGTAGAAAGTATTCTCTGGCTTGCATTGAGAATGCTCTCGCTCACCTTTTCGGGGGGTGTCACAAGGTATTCGCTTAAACCAATCAGTGAATTGGGTCTCTCCTCGTGTGCCATTGTTACCTTTTGAACTGATTTAACACAGAATCTATATGCTTTTCGCAAGAATAGAGAACCGCGTTATCCCTATCAAGAATGTTGGAAAAAGAGTACTCCGCTAGCGATTTACATTTATCGAAATCGGAAGATATTTCGGAACAAAAATATGTACCGTCATTTACCATTTTAGGAAAAATATTTTTCACCTTACACCGTCCCTAATTCTGCGAGTCCGGCTGCAACTTGGGGAGTTTCAACTCTCTCAGAGGCTCTTTCGATAGACTTCGTAGCAATAACCTGTCCGGCATCGGCCACGCCCTTTGCATCAATCTGTTGCAACTTGTGCTGGTTAGCTTGGTCTGCTTCGGCCAGCTTGTTACCGTGCATTTGTTGCAAGCGATCACGGGTAGCTTGGGCGTCCAAAACTTTCGGGTTTCCTGCTGCGGCTCTTTGCTTGTCTTCGGGAGTCATGTCAATGATAAGGTCGTCTGGAGAGTTCCATCCTGTAGCGGCTTCCCAACGACGGCCATATTCCAAGAAATTGAATTTCTTGCCATCTGCTGCCAAAGCTGCCTGAGCAGCCGGAGCCTCAAACGTCTGACCGAGTAACGGAAGAGACTGAGCCATTTTCTGCTTGGCGGCGATGTTAGAACCAGCCAACATCGTGAACTCGATATCTGCGTTGTTGCACATATCCAACAGCAAATCCCCATCATGCGCTTGTTCCATAGCTTGCCAGATGGATTTACCCACAATCTTTCGCATCACTGCAGGGTCCAACCACATGCGATTCATTTTCAAAAAGGAGTAAAGAACAGGTAGCATAACTTGGTCAGCTACCACATCCACAAACCCTTGAACCCGAGAACTGGATGCTCCACCGACAAGCCCTGCACCAGTACCACTACGCATACCCGTACTTTGGGCTCCACTGGGCATAGCCCCCTGAACCAAAAGTTCATTCGCGCCAGAAGTTTTCTCTGCATCCGACACAAGAACTTCTTCTTCTTTGTATGCTTCGGACAGGATGGGTTGCTTTTCCAAGGGCTTCAAATTGTCTATGTTTCCGTCCACTTTGAACACAGCGCCCGGATAAGCCTTGATAGGTTGAGCGGCGATGTTGGAGCCTTTGAGAACCTTCCACATGTTCTGAAGGTTCATATTCACATCATCCAAGCGAAGGTTTCTCAAACCTTGAATGTGCATTTGAATTCCACCGATTCGACGGGGAATACCGAATGCATAAAATGCTCCCGGGATATCGTCCCAATAGCAGGACACAAAAGGAATCACACCCAGTGCATTTCCTTCGTTGCGAATAACCAATTTTCTCTGGAGGACTACAATTACAAAACCTTTTGTCCAATACTCCAATACTTCCAGTTTGTGTTCAAGAGGGTCTTCCGACTCATCTATATAACGAGGAAGAGGACGATGACCTTGAGTGGGAGCCGCTGTAGACTCATTCTCCATAGCCGAAGAAGGAGCTTGTTCAGCCGGAGGAGCCGCAAGAGCTTTCAGTTCTTTTTCAGAGGGAATATTATACCCCTCAAAATCTCTCAGCTTATTTAAGTCCCTGATCGTCAAATAATCCCGATAGACAACATATTCGGCTTGACGAACATCTGGGTCTCGCAGCCCCGGGCTCACTAGAAGGTGGTTAATCTCCACTCTCTTGTAGAAAGGACGAGAAACCATCTCTGTAATTTCTACTTCTTCCAGTTCGTCAGATTCCTTGGTGTGCAAATACGTGGGTTGTCCACCCGGCACAATAGAATCAATTTTCTTGGGCTGAACCTTGCGACGATAAATAGTTCTAGGCTCCGGGTAAGTTTCCCATCCAAATTTTCCTAGCCCAGTTCCAAAAATTTCGGCGTCTTTCACCGTCAGACGAACCTGTGCTTTGAAATTGGTCTGACGAAGCTGTGTTGAAATGATGGAAGTCCATCCACGCGCTACTTGTCGGGGAACGCCGGGATTGGGCTGGATATCAAAAGGCACAACCTCAGAAAACAAGGCGGGCATCGCCTGATCTAATATCGCGCGAACATGCTGGGCAACCAGTGGATATGAGTTGCTAGCGCGGGGAACCAGTGTATCTCGCCAGTAGTTTTGCTTGACCGGA